CGAACCTGCGCCCCATTGGGCGGATGGTATGTTTGAAAGGGGAAAAGATTTAACAATGGTGTTGCCCGGAACTCCTGACCAATCATCTGTTTCTCGAAAGATATAACCATCTCCGTTAGCATTTTTATTGCCAACGTGAACTTTCATGTCATCCTCTGGGTTTTTTACAGTAGTGTATCTGTATAGAAGACCGTTTATATCAATGCCCGGAACATCAGGCAGAACAGAACCCATTCCCCAGCTTAGTGCTGTGGACGCCGCGTTCCCTGTTGACCCGTAACTATAGGGATCACAGGAGGAGTAAGAAGGCCAAAGTGCTAAAAATAACACCCAACCCCAATTTAGTTTCAACATCTTCATTGAAAATCCTCCTCATCGGATTTTTCTGTTCGTATTTAATTTGATCATCAACAGCTTGCATTTCCCATGCCAGCCTAGCCTTATCTCCCACCAACCCATCTTTAGGACAAGGAGTACCAGCATTAAGCATAGCATCAAACACTCTTTCGTCCTGACACATTACGGATACAGCAGCTACTTTCATGCCCATATCATACATGGTTTTGGCGTTTTTTAGTTTTTCACAATTCATGTCTCTAACAGTACGCCCCGCTGAGATACCAAGTATCTGCGTTTGGACCGCACCAGCTACACCTACCGTGCATAAATCTGAGTTACTTCCGCCGATCTGAGGAGAAATCGCTGAAGGCGGTGGACTCTTAACAGTAGTATCCATAGAACCAGTAGAGGTAANAGTGCTGTTCGTGTCAGTTTTTATTACATCATCNTCAGCAAAGACAGCNTTTCCCACAGCAATAAAAAAGAACATTGCTGTAAATAAGCGAATNCTATTAAGCTTGCTCATNTTACCCCCTGTTCATCTTATCTCGCTGTACATCGATTCTTTCGCGGTTAACTTCGTTACGTTGGTCCGCAATATCCTCTTGGCTTTCTATCCTTGCAGCGTCTGTAGTAGCGCGTTGTTCCATTTTCTGTAGCTCTACAAGCATCTGTCCTTGATCCTCTTCAGTCTTGCGCTGNAGGTCTTTTTGCTTCAGATCAAGTTCCTGCATACGAATTTGTACAAGAGGATCGTCCATTGGACTGTTACCCTGCGGCATCATCTGAGGCATAACCTCAGTTATCAACTGCTCTGTCTGCATGGAGATTAGTTTTTCCATTTCAGCAGGGTTCTGCATATCCTGTTGGACTTTTGCGATCTGAGCTTGAGCAGCTTGAGGATCGATCTTACCAGTATTTGCCGAAGCTTGCGCCTGTTGGATTATACCAGCAATCTCAAACTGAACCATCTGACGAGCTTTTTGAGAGATGTGTTCCATCAGATGAGCATAAAACGTACCCATGACCTGTGGCGAAGTAGAAACCAAAGGAGTCTGCATAAACATTAAGTGAATGCGGATGTGGGCATCATGATCCTGATCTGGGAAAGTTGTAAGTATTTCACCCATTAACGCCCTAGCGTTCTCAATCGCAGGGTCTAACGGCTCTGGTTGAGGGGGAGGAGGAAGAATTTCATCTATGTTTTGTACTTCTAGCGCCTGATACATACGTTTGTATGCCGCATTTAAGTTGTGCATCTCTGGGTTTGATTGCGCCAACTGTAGTTGCGTTTGAGCTAAAGTCACACGTTGTGCCATAGAGAAGATATTGGGATCACTTACAGGAACCACGTCAATTCGATTATCAAAGTCTGCAGCCATGATCATACGATCACCGCCTTGAACATCGTATGGATATTCTTGAGGCAGGTTGTCCCTAAAGATTCTAGCTAACACTCGGAACTCTTGCTTCTGAGCGTAATGCAACCGCTTGTGAATTGCAGACATAACTTTCATGCCGCGCTCTAGGAGAGCCACAGTGGTCCCTACAGGGGCGTTAGAGTTGGTATCACCTGTTTGCTGGTCAGCAAGCTGAACAAAGCGTCTACCGCCTTCTATGAGCATCCCAAGTAGGTTTTGCAAGGTTCCGGAAGGTTCCTTGTACGGGAGCGGGATAATAGCGTCTCTGATGTTGCCACCGGGAGCGTCAATATCTCGCCATTCTCCGGGTTGTAAGGGCTCATCGTCATTGCGAACCCTTACACCCCGAGCCTTGAACCCAGCAGGGAGGTTTGCCAAGGTTCCGGCGTCGATCAACTGGCGAAGAATGCTTGTAGCTGCGCGACCTAAACCACCAATCATGTGGATCAAACCAAAGCCGTAGAACCCTAATCCAGGCATAAACTTATAGTGAACAAAATACTGTTGCTTCTTCGCTAGAGGAGTATCCTCTTGGAAGTTTCTGCGAATAGACAGGATATGTCCCGAACCTTCATCGACAGAAACAATATACGGAAGAGCAATTCCAGTAGGCTCTCCGTCTGGAGCCATGTCCTCGAAACCTTCAATGTCTAAATCGACATGCATTTCTAAAATAGTGTAGACATCGTCCATATATGTCTTGGACGTGCCTTGGATCTCGTCAACTTTTTGACGGACCTCATCATCATCACCCTCAAATGTACTTAACTCTACGTCACGGTACATTCCTGCGATCTGCATCTTGCGAATTGCGTTGGCGTCCATTTTAAGAACGTGGGTAACCCTAGAAGCGGTAGCTAAGTCCGATGCTGCATAGGGAACAACTAGATCTTGTGCGGGAATAAACTGAGAAACAGCCCGTTGTTTGGCCTCATCGTAGTAAACTTTTTTGAAACATGAACCCGAAAGCGGTAAATAAAACAGAAGTTGATCCATATCAGGGTCAAATTCTTCCATGACTTCCATGATCTGGTAGTTCATATAATTCTTAACTCGAGTAGCCTGATCTTCTCGAGCCTGATCTTGTAGACCTAAGACTTGAGTTTTAACTGGGCCACCAGACGGTAGGAGCTCCTTGTAGGCTTGTGCTTGGAATTGGGTCACACTCTCCGCTATAAGCGGGTGAGTGACTCCAGAGGCCCCTTGAAACGGCTGTGTGCGCTCGATCTGCTTAATACCAAGCTGATCCAACCCTTTAGTGTAAGCTTCTTCCCACTCAGACCTAGACTCCAAGTCATCCTCGTATGAGGCGCGAAGATCCGACGATAGTTCTCCTAGATAACCTTCGTCAAGTTCTTCTGCTAAATTCGCGTCATGTTCTAAGGGGATGTCAACTTCAACACCTTCCATCGATTCCATCAAGGATTGGATAATAGCTCCACCCTGACCGTCATCGAGAACTTCGGCCCCGCCTTCAAATTCTTCTGGCTGCATTACATCTACATCAACAGATGCTTGTGTAGGCAACATATCTTCCATTCTAATTCCAGAATCAACTGGGCCCATTGGGCGTGGTGGCAAGGCCATTAGTAATACTCCCGTTTACGAGGGACGAAGTCATCCCCATCGTCTTCTCCGTCTAACGAAATAAATCCGCCTTGTCGAAAACGCATTAGTGCTAAAGTCATACTATCACAAAAATCATCATTGTCACCATTAGGAAATGAAACCACTTCCTCGATGACTTCTTCTGCAAATTTCTTATCGTCCGGAGCCCACACCATTCCTGATTCAAACATAGGAGCTACCATATGCATCCGGCTAATTTTATCATTCCCTTTACCTGGGGAGAAACCCAGTGCGGGGATGCCTTTAAGTCTTAGCTCTTGAATCAAAGGCGTACCTGTAGCTTTAGCCTCGATCAGAACCATGTCCGGCTCCCAGTATTCGTATTCTTCGAAAGCCTGTTCTTTTAACTCTGGAAAATTCCATCGTCCTCTTTGTGCGTCTAACAGAATAATGTGATCTGGGCCACCTTCTTCTGGTTTGAACACACCCCAAGTAGTAATTGCGGAATAGTCGGCGGATTCTTTTTTGGAGAACGCTGTATCGTAAGACTGCAGTACATAATCCAATCGAGGAATCTTTTCCTCTTCCCAACGGTTCCACCATTCTCGCTTAATAATAGCAGATTCAGATCCCGTGGGGTTCTGTTGCCACTGAGCGTTCCATTTCCCAACAGGCAACGAAGCTTTAATCGACAGCAAAGCGTCTTTTGCCCAGAACTCAGGCCACAACGGCTCGTCACTAGGCATAATTGCAGGAAATTCTACAACTTCCCATTGATCCGACATGATATCGCTGCCCTGTTGGGCTAGTAATCTGCCTGTTAAATCCTTTTTACCCCAACGGGTCATAACAATTATGATAGCGCCGCCCGGCTGTAGACGTTGTCTAGGTCCAGAGGTGTACCATTCGTATGCATGGTCGAATGCAGTAGAGCTTAACGCATCTTGTTCCGAATGCGGGTCATCAATGACGAGTAAATCCGCACCACGACCCGTAATGGCAGCGCCAACACCCGCCGCAAAGTACTCAGCACCCAAGTCAGTGCCCCAAGTGCCCGCGCCTTTATTGTCTTCTTTAAGGTTTGTATTCGGAAAAATAGTTTTGTACTCTGGGTCATCGATTAAATCCCTCACTTTACGTCCAAATCTCACCGCCAACTCAGTGTTGTGTGTGGCTTGGAT